CAGGCACCTGTGCCCGCCCCAGCGCCAGTCGAAGCACCCGCAAAAAAACCAACCGCAAAGAAGGTAAAAATTATTTCCAAGGCAAAAGTGATAGAAACAATTGTAGAAGAGCAACCCTTAGAGGCAGCAGAGCCCTCCGCAAGAGAAGAAGCGACTGAAGAGCCCTCGACATTAGAGAAACCAAAAAAAATCACGATTCGCCGCACAAAAAAACCCTTGGCAAGTAATGCGATATCCACCAAGGAAGGTCTGCTCACGATTGGTGATGCCGATATCGAAACGCGCTTGAAAAAGCGCAATGAAGCCCCCATCGTCATTCCAGCGTCCGCTTATTATATGAACAATCGCGAAATTTTCGTCAATTTCATGGCATCGTTATTTAATAATTATAAGAAAAATTTAGCTCAAGAAGCCGCTATACCCGCCACTTGTCCAGGCGACGATGATGTTTCGGAATTTTCGCTGATGACCCATCAACAAATTGTGCGCGATTATTTGAATCTCTACTCACCGTACCGTGGTCTTTTACTCTATCATGGGCTAGGCTCGGGCAAAACCTGCTCTTCGATTGCCATCGCCGAAGGGTTAAAGAACGCCAAACCTATTATTATTATGACACCTGCCTCCCTCCAAGTCAATTATCGCGAAGAATTAAAAAAATGTGGGGATGAACTCTACAAGAAAAATCAATACTGGGAATTCATTTCAACCAAAGGCGCTCCAGATGCGACCGACATCATCGATACTTTATCGCAGGTCTTATCGCTATCGAAAGATCATATTGATAAAAACGGCGGAGCGTGGATGGTTAATATGACAAAACCAGCCAACTACGATCAATTATCGGCCTTGGACAAACTGAAACTAGACGCGCAAATCGATCAAATGATCTCGCATAAATATAGATTTATTAAATACAATGGATTACGGTCCGCGCATTTGAATGAATTAACCAAAAATAATACCATTAATCCATTTGACAATAGCGTGGTCATTGTCGATGAAGCCCATAATTTGGTCAGCCGGATTGTCAATAAACTCGGAAAGAAAAAAGCCAGTATTGGTATAACGCTTTACCAACTATTAATGAAAGCTAAAAATGCGAAAATCGTTTTGCTCTCGGGCACACCAATTATCAACTACCCGAATGAAATTAGTATTCTCTTCAATATGTTGCGGGGCTATATCACGAGTTGGTCGTTTAAACTCGATATCCAAGCCGAGCGACAAATTAACACGGCCTATCTACAATCGCTCTTCAAAAGCACCGTGCTCGGCGGCAATATTTTAGATGTGTTGGAATATAAACCCGCTTCAACGACGCTCGTCATCACCCGTAATCCTTTCGGTTTCGTGAATAAAGCTGCGGCAAAAGACAACAGTTATGCTGGGGTAAAATTGGAGATTGGCGAACGCGGTGAAATAAGCGATGAAACTTTTATCAGTCTGGCTACCCAAATTTTGAAGAAAAATAACATTAAAGTTCAAGCAAATGGAGTCTCTATGAAAGAATACAAGGCTTTGCCGGATACCCTCGATGAATTCAAAAACTATTTTATCGAAGAGAGCGGCGAACTCAAAAATATGAATATGTTTAAACGACGCATTCTCGGTTTAACTTCGTATTTTCGTAGTGCGCAGGAGAGCTTGATGCCGCGCTACAAAAAAGAAAATCCGGCGGATTTCCAAATTATTAAAATACCCATGAGTGATTTTCAGTTTACGATTTATGAAGAAGCACGCGCCCAAGAACGCAATCAAGAGAAAAAGAATGCGATGAAAAAAAAACTGAAAAAACCTGGGGTGGAAGGTTTATACGAAAACACGACATCAACCTATCGTATTTTTTCGCGGGCCTTTTGTAATTTTGTTTTTCCGCGCCCAGCTATTCCGCGCCCCATGCCTGATAAAAAAAATAAAAACGGCGAAGAGGCCAATTTGGCTGAGGCGGTTGAAGAAATCGATGAAGATGGTATTGACGCTGTTTCATCAAAAGAAAAAGGCGAACGGGATGAAGTCTTTGAGGAAGGAGAGGGAGAGAGCGAGAGAGCAACCGCCGCTCCAAGCGCGCTTGGAGCAGTTGCCACCGCACGCGTCTCGTATAAAGACCGCATTAATAATGCGCTAAAACAGCTAGAAAAAGATGCGAAAAAATATCTTACGTCGGATGGACTACAATTGTATAGCCCTAAATTCTTACATATTTTAGAAAATATTCAAGACGAAGAGCATGAAGGTATTCATCTCATTTATACGCAGTTTCGAGCATTAGAGGGTATTGGCATTTTAAAGCTGGTCTTGGAAGCCAACGGTTTTACACAATTTAAAATAAAGAAGGCAGGTGAAATCTGGGAACTGGCCATTCCAGAAGCGGATCAAGGTAAACCGACTTTTGCGCTTTATACGGGTACCGAAAGCGCAGAAGAAAAGGAAATTATTCGCAATGTTTTAAACAATGCCTGGAAATATGTGCCCGATTCTATTGTTAAAAAACTAAAAACGATTGCGCCGAACAATACTTTAGGCGAAATCATTAAGGTTTTGATGATCACTTCGTCAGGCGCTGAAGGTATTTCTTTGAAAAATGTGCGCTATGTCCATATCACCGAACCTTATTGGCATCCGGTGCGCATTGAGCAGGTCATCGGACGTGCTCGCCGAATTTGTAGTCATCAATCATTACCGGTTAATTTACGAACGGTTACAGTCTTTCTTTATATCATGACTTTCTCAGAGAAACAATTGAAAGGCGACGAGACGATTGAACTCAGATTGAAAGATAAAAGTCGAAAAGATGATTTGACCCCAGTTTCGACTGATGAAGCCATCTACGAAATTGCCTCCGCCAAAGAAGACATTACTTCAAACATTCTGAAATCAGTGAAGGAGGCCTCTATCGATTGCGCACTACATATAAAATCAAATGCGAGCGAAAAACTCCAATGTTTTAGTTTTGGATCAAACGATGCGTCCAAATTCGCCTATGATCCATCCTTTGAGAATGAGCAATCGGATGCGATTGCCGATCGAAATAAAAAGGGTGTGACATGGAAAGCCAAAGAAATCGATTTGGGTGGTACAAAATATGCGCTAAATATCCAAACAAACGAGGTCTATGATTTAGACAGTTATATGAACCAGCAGCCATTGAAGGTAGGAAATCTCATTCGACTCGAAAATGGCCAAGTAAAATTAGAAATGATTTAATTTACCGCTACAGGTAAATGATCTGAACCATATGTTATAAATTGTTTCACGCGATCACCGCTAAAGTCATCTAAAACATAAGCGGTTTGATGTTTCAATGTGAGGCCTTTGATGAGAATATTATCAATACACATTTTTCGTTCAATATAATAGGTCGGTTTAGGATTTAATATTTTCAGACCAGCGCTTTTTATAGACTGGTACAATTCCGACATGGCTTTTGCATTATAATTCTCGTTAAAATCGCCGCCGACGATGACAGATTCATTTGTATTAAAATAGGGCAGCAGTTCTTTCATTTGTTTCAATCGTTCTGGTTGCGCAAGATCATCTAAATGTATATTGAAAATGATCAAGGATAAGGGTTTATTTTGATTCTGTTTATGGAAAAAACATTGGACGCCCAGACCAAACGGTAGAGTAATCAAGGGGCGGGCAGGCAATGCGAAGAGAGATTTACGAAGTAAAATGACATTAAATGAATGACTTTGTTTGGTTTGCCATTTTATATTTTTGCCGCGCAGCAGATGGTGGGTTTTTTGAAATGTGTTTGTTAGCATATTGTATTCGCTTTGCATGACTTCTTGTAAAAGCATGACATCCATATCCATTTGCGTAAGGAATGCCTGGATCTGGGTTTGTCGCTGTGTACGATTCGTTAATAGCTCGGGCGGAATCATTGGGTAATAACGTTTTTGTATAAATTCATCGGCCAATATATTCCATGAGAGAATTTTTATACTGACTTTCATACTATAGTTAACATATAAAAAATATACAACGACAAGAGAGAGCGAAATGGCGAAAAGAGGAAAATATTTCATCTCTATATATATAGATGAAACATACTTTGAAGAAATCTCTCAAATTAGGCAAAGGACCGGCTAGAAGCATGCGCAATCGCAAGCCGATCTGCGGTATTCCGCCAAAAGACAAAGAAATTAAAGCGGTGATCGACACAGAGACTATCAAACAGAATATTGAAACTTTGCGCCGGGCAGCGAAAACCGATATTATGCCGGTATTGAAAGCGGACGCATACGGTTATGGATTGGTCGACATGGCGCGGATTATACGCAAATTCGGAGTTAAATATATCGGCGTAGCCACCCTAGGCGAAGCAATTTATTTAAGAAAAAATGGTGATCACGGCCGTATTTTAGCCTGGCTCTACGATATTGAAAGCGCGGATTTTAAAGATGCCTTACAATTAGATATTGATATTGCGATCTGCGATGAAACAATTATCCCGAAATTTATTAAAATGATACCTCCGGGAAAAAAAATTAAGGTCACCCTATTTGTCGACACAGGTATTAATCGGGCGGGAATAACTTATGAAAAAGCTTTACCGGCTTTCATCGAAGTTAGCCAATGCGCAAAAATAGAATTGGTCGGCATGATGTCCCATTTAATCTGCTCACAAATTAAAAATAGTCCGATCGTTAACGAACAATTGCGAAAATTTAGAGCATTGCGCGCTCAATTGGTGGTGTTTGGTATTGTCCCGCCGCTCGTTCATATTGCCAATACACGCGCGTGCTTAAATTACGACGTATCCGATTTTACTTTAGCTCGAGCCGGCGGAGGCACTTATGGCATGCCAAGCGACAAAGCGGACAAACATTTGAAACCCGCCATGACTGTATCGTCTACCATAATTCAATTAAAAGAAGTAGAAAAAGGACAAGGTATTGGCTACGATTGGAAGTACATTACGCCGCGAAAAATGCGCATAGCTATTATACCTGTCGGTTATGCGGATATTTTGCCGCGCAATGCTTCGCTCAAAATGTCGGTATGTATCAATGGTACTAAAAGAAAGGTCTTGGGTTTGATCAGTATGGACCAAATTGTCGTGGAAGCAAAAGAAAAAGATAGACTCCATGATATTGTCTATCTTTTTGGGAATGGAAAAAATTGTACACAAACAATTTATGATTTGGCTAAATGGGGGGATTCGTCGGTCTATGAAATTTCGTGCCATACAGGCAGCCGCATTCAACGGATTTATAATTAATATCTATCATTGTCGCTATCACTAGCATCTTCTTCCACCAGCTCGGGTAGCTGTTTGTATTCACATTTACACCAGATTGCGTGTAGCATTTCCTTTATACAATCTATCATTTGTAGAATAATTATTATATTCACAAACACGGCTATCATAATTATCATGGTGTGGGATAAGAAACCGGTAAAGATCCAGGTGAGAAATCGTGCGACAAATTTAAATTGTATTATTGCCGCACACGTCGAGACTGAAATCGTTGTCGCATAGGCAACGATCAGTATTGCTTCTATATCCGTCATAGTTTTGTTGGTGAAATATTTGGCTACCTTCTTTACCGTTTCTTTTGGACAGCAGTTATTCATCATGATATGTTGTTCGGCGTAATGATTCATTTTTTTGTAATGGTTATTGCTTCTATTCGGCTAGGATTCTAATTCAATTTTATTTTTATTTAAAATATTCAATATTTGTTTTTGTTTGTCTAATATCTCTCTTAGCAATGTTATTACGTCGTCGTCGGGTGTCTTTTTTTTTAAAAGCGATAAAAAATGATCATTTTCCATTTTGTCCGCAAAAACAACAGCTTTTTTCTTTTTTAAAATCGGTTCTTTGATATCTATATTTACTGGTTCCCCAATTTTTATTTTTACCGTTTCCTCCGGTATTATTATTGCTTTCTTTTCATCGGGATTTTGTATCCATTTGGCAGCGCTTTCTTTATCCTGCGCTTTTAATACCATATTTAACTGTTTCTCTCTTATTGCTATTTGTTCGGCCAGTATTTTATCCATTTCATTGCCAATCGGCGAATCTAAACTATCCGCAAAATCTATTTTATTGGGCACCACAATACTATTATAGCTATCAAATTCTTTCTTTTTATTCTGGAATTCATATTGAAATACTTTTTGACGCGTCTGTGCGAGGTCGGCTGTATTATAACCCAAATTTATTTCATCGGTCGCCTTATACTCGGTCGCCTTATACTCGGTCGCCTTATACTCGGTCGCCTTATACTCGGTCGCCTTATACTTACCTATATCGTTTACCATCTCCGAAATGACCCGTTTATCCAAGTTAACCAAATTGTCGGTTGCTATTATTTGACTTGAAATTGTTTTTATTTTTTGCTCAAAGTCGGCTTGTACTTGAGCTGATTTAGAATCGGGTATCGTATTAAACACCCCGTCGTCTGTGAATAATTTCCACAGTAGCCCTTTATTTTGTATTGATGTAAACCTTTCATATATAATAGATTGTTCGGTCATATTATAAAAATCATATAATTTTTATATTATTTATTCTTATATATCATTATTAAAATAGCGATCGCGCATTTTCTCCATTGCGGCATCGCTTATTTTTGTGTTTTTAAAAAAATTATAATTATGTTTATCTTGCGCTAACGTAATAATCAAATAAAGGGAATACATCCCACATTCCGTATTTCCTTCTTGGTGTACAAAAGGCGCATTTTGATCAAAAGTCAAATCGATACCTAATTTTAAACCTTGAGAAACAACCCGATTACAAAATTCTTTGATCTCTTTGGGTATTTTTGTTCCATTACTATCAAAAAAGAATATAAACTTTTTCTTCAGATTAATAAAAAGGGAAATCCAATGCGCGCCACCTTTATCATGCGGATCGGTATTAAAAATAATACCAATTTTGGTAATACCATCTTTTATAAATTTCGATAATTCAAAATTACACAAGTCGTCCCAGACACACCTATCTTCATAAATATGCTTATCAAAATCAATCGGCGTCGGACCAATAAACCGAAAACACGGATAAGCATGTTCATATTGTTTCATGACCTTTTCTATATCGGTGCTATTGAGCCAGGTATTATGATTTTCTTTCCATTTCAATGGCGATTTGGGCGCAAATGTATAGGTTAATAATTCATCGTTCAAATTGTTTTCCATGAATTTTTGTTTCAACCAGCAAGCTTCGCTATGGCACGCATCATTCATTTTATTTTTTAAATTATCCCAAATTTCTTTTGGATCACCGCTTTCGATTGGCGAATCAATGTGGCGTTTATTCCATAAATCTCTCATTTTGAAAAGAGCATCTTTGCTATAACAACTGAAATTTTGAATATCATTGTTTTTTTTTGGGGCGCATTGGGCTTTCGTAAATGAATTATTTTTTTTTCCTCCTCGCCGTTTTCTATGTCTTAATGTTTTGTTTTTTGTTTCTTTTCTTTTACGTCTTGATAAATGACGCATTTTATTTCGTTTCATTTCTACTATAAATTAATTAGATAAATCTTCTTTCAAATCTTTTGATTTTTTTATTTTTTTAGGAGGCACGCCTTTTGTTTTCAAATCCTTGGTTTTTAAATCTATTTCCATTTTTATGGGTATGATTCGCATTTCATTTCCAGAATTATCTTGATTGCTGCTAATAACATAATTGGCTAAACTAGCAACAGCTATGGTTTTTCGTATCATTAAATCATTGGCTTCGTCAATTGTAAATAAATCCGGCCCTCCGATTGCGTTTAAGATAGCTTCTGCTTGCTGTTGTCCTTGCTCACTTGGCTGCTCACCCAGTTCCTTGTCTGCTTGCTGGTGCTGCTCTGCTTGCTGGTGCTGGTGCTGCTCTGCTTGCTGGTGCTGCTCTGCTTGCTGGTGCTGACCTTGTATAATATCCTTTTTATCTACCATTTCAAAATAATGAATTGCCGCGTTTACAAACATGGCGTGAATTTCCTTAATTCCAGTCGCCTGAGAATCATTCTCTTTTAATAGCTCTTTAAACAGCGTTATGATGCGCTTTCTATAAAATTTTATTTCTTCGGTATTATCTTTTATTTGGCATAATTTCTTTCGCTGAAGTACATTTAAATAGGCCGGATTAGTAAAAAAAGCTAAAGAGGCACTGTCGGCAATATTCATTTTTTCATTTTCTTTTTCCTTTTCGGTCATTTACTAAACTATAATATAAACGGTTTAAGCCAATTCTTTTATTTGTTGACGCGTACAATTCTCAAAAAAATTCTTACCACTATTTTTCGGTGATTCATTGCATTCATCGAATTTAAAATTGGTGAATAGGGAGGGAAATGGTTGCTGCGATGCTGTGGCGGGTATTCTCACCTGATACATATCACTGTTTTTCGCAGGAATATAACAAGCTTGGCCGGCACCTTTTTGTAAAGCAAAAAACTGATTTCTGAGTCGTGATTCATTATTAACATTGGTCGCAAAACCACTCCAAGGCCCTTGAGCAGACCCGGGATTAAATGTAGTTTCAATGTCATACGCCGGTATAACTTGAAGTGGCACGCTATGATTTTCATGCCGATCAACAATAGACATTTTTGTATATTTGCTCGACTGAGGTCTAATATCAAATTGCGGTTGGAGCTGATTTGACGGTACATTGCGATAGGATATACGTTGATTTAATTCTTCGGTTCGATGGCTTCCTTGTCCTATACGTTCCATATGTTATATATATTTGTTATATTATTTATAATGTTGTCGCATTGTTTTTACTCTTCTATTACGGGTTTTACGTGTATGTGGTGTTCTATTATTTTTTAAAAAATCTTCTAAATCCGATAAAAGTTTTTTACTAACAATCGCATCCACCTTTTTTTCTTCTTCGCTTTTTTTAAGAAGCGTATAATTATATTGGTTCATAAAAGCTACAATACTCTTAATAAAAGTCTGTTTATTAATCGTTGAATTAATTAATAAGGCATCATAATAACGATTTGCCATTTCTTCAAATGTCATTGAGACTCGATATGGTTTAATATTTATATAATATACATTATCCTTATCCATCAACGGATGATATAAATCATCGATAAAACAAATTTCCGCATTGTCTGGAATATTTGTACAGCTAATTAAATCCGCTACACTTTTATCATGGCTAGTGCGCTTGGGCTCGATTTGTTTACCTCGAATCTTATAAGCACCGATAATATAATCGAATATCTTATACCCCAATTTTGTATTCATATACTCGCTTAGCATATTAACCCAGCTTTTGGGCGCTTGGTTATTCGTATAGATAAAAATTTTATAACAAGATTTTTTCATTTGCTTCTTATGGAGAAAATCTAATATATTTAATATATTGGGCCGAAAAACTTCCGGGAATACATTCAGCATCTCGAAAAATTTATCATTGAATAAATTATGCCCATAAAAGTGTTCCAAGGCATCCCAGAAAATAGAAACTTGCGTAAAATATCCCAAGGTTTCATCCAAGTCAAATACAATTATTTTTAATGGTTTATTTGGTTTTATCTTTAATTTCATATAATCCACTCGTGTATTAATATACGATAATATATTTTTCGAATAAATCAATACGGGTATGAGCGTTAGAACAAAAAAATTAATCCGCTGATTCATAGCCCATTTTTTTACACTTTTAATCATTTTCCATGCTTTCCACATTTTATATATATCTATTATTTATAGGTAATATAAAATGAAACTAAACAAGAGCGATTACAAAAATATATTGAAATTTTACAAAATAGATACGTCGACCTTATCTTCTAAAGATATAAAAGAAAAAGCCGAACATTTTTTAGCTGTCAAATTATGTAAATGTATTAAAAATATACGCGCATCCAGATATATTCGGCCGAATAGTGAAAAGCGCGCGATTTCGGTATGTTATAATAGTGTATTGAAGAAGAAGAATTTGAAAATATTTAAATTCACATGTAAAAAAAAGGTAAAATTATTACCCAAAAAAGGTACGCGGAAAATATTTGTTGAAAAATTGAGTGTATAGTATACATGTCAAAATTTATTTTGTTTTTATTAACACTAATCGTTTTCCAATTGCTCTTATTAATGACAGCGGCCGCCAAAGGGGTTTACAAGTATTTTTTATTATCCGAAACGAATTTAATTGAGAGATATGGAAAGGGTAGCTGGGTCGTCATCACCGGCGCTTCCAGTGGCCAAGGCTATGAAATGGCTTTGGCATTTGCTCAGCGCGGGTTTAATCTGCTGATGATCGGCTCAACTCGTACCGATGAAACGGCCGCGCAGATTAAGCTAGAGTATCCGGACATACAAACCAAAGTCATTCATAAAGATTTTCGCCAAGCTTTTCAAGATGATTTCTTTAAAGATATAGAGGAGACTTTTGCCGAACTTGACGCAGATTTAGCGATTTTAGTGAATAATGTCGGCCACCGGGTTGGATGGAATCCCTATCACGAGATGAAGTCCGATTATATTCGTGATGTCATTGCGACCGGCACGCTAGTGCAAAGCCGGTTAACCCATATGGCTATTCCCTATTTTTTGAAGAGAGAAGAGAAAAAAAGTGCCTTGATCAACATTACTGCCCAATGTATGCACCCGAATTTTCTTTTTGGATTGACACTCTCCAATGAAATTAGCGTGCCTTATTTGAGCGTCTATGAAGCGGCGAATGCGTTTGGGTTTTATCAAGGTAATTCAATCTATAAAGAATACCAAAATAAATTCGATATTTTGAATATCACACCAGGCGCGGTCATCACGAAAAATACGACCTGCTTAACCGACACTTTATTTCATGTAGACAGCGCAACGTATGTGAAGCAAATAATGAAACTTATTGGCCAGGTCCAAGGGCATACCTGTGCTTATTGGGGACACGCGCTCTCGAATTATCTCATTAATTTGATGCCCCTTATGAAGGACCGCATGCTGAAAAAAGTCGGCGAAACCATTGCGAATGATTTTATGGCGAAAGTGGATGACACTAAGTATTCGATAAATAGTAAAAAAAATTGAAATGAAATTTAACAAAAATAAAGAATACAAATACTTTTATTAGCCTTAGCCACGCGAAAATGCCTTCTTATAATATAGTCGGACAGCCAATTGCCAGCACATTTACCATCAACGCCGCAACAACAAATAATAATCCATCTGCCTTTATCGCCGCACAGGATCATCAAGCGTGCAGTCAATGCTGTAAAAGCGTCACATGTACAGGAATCCTTGTTGCTTTACTCATTGTCATTATTAAAGCGTCATGATCATCAAAATTAATCTTGTAGGTATTTCAATGCTTTCAAAATAACCTGCTCCTGCTCACTCAGTTTTTGGAATAAAATAATTTCTGATAATTTAATTTGAAAAAACATGTTCATTTTATTTTTACATTTGATGTGAATATCATTTTTTACTTCTTTGATATCGCAGACAATACCACCGTTTGTTAATTTGATTATTTCTGGATTTTTTAGCGAAATCCATCGAATGTAGCCGCCGAACCTTAGGTCTTCTAACGTATTGATACATCGATACGGTTTCAATTGTTTTTGTATTTTAATTAATTCCTCTCGTGGTAAATTCAATTTCTGTAAAAGGTCGTTCTTATGCTTGGCAATAGTGGCATAATCTAATTCTAAAACAGTTTCGTTATTATCATTGTTTAAAGCGTGCAAGAGAGTAGAAACATCCATTCACTATATCTACGCAGATATAGTGAATTGTATTTATATGTATTAAGGATTATTTAGACCCGTACTTGATTTTAAATCTTATTTAAATATATATAATGGATGAAG